TCGGCGGGGGCTGCGTCGATGCATCGCCTGAACTCTTCCGAGATCTCACGACGCCCGAGTATGGGTATTTTGGGAAGGCGCTTGACAGCGTGATGCTCGAAAGTAAAGAATCGCTGAAAGACAAGGGCCATGCGTCTCCCGATAACGGTGATGCCCTCGCCTTGACCTTTGCCCTGCGTGTCTCGCGGCGGGATTCGCGCACACACCGTGGGGGAATACGTGTTCATCAGGCAGAGGGGATCGATTACCCCCTCTTTGGATAAGGCAGGATTGTGATAAGTACGTTATTCACGGGATCATTGGGTGTGCCATCGGGTGTACATCAGAGCGCCGTGTTCGTGGTGCCTGGGGCGGTGAAGCAACCGAACCGCCCACTGACCCTCTCCATAAGTGTCGATGCTCGGTCGTTCCCAATCGGCACGACCATCATCTCGATGGGCCTCTCGACCGACGGTGGCGTGACGTATCACACGGCCTCGAACACGATTGACGGGCCGGTCTCACAAGACGGTGATCCCTTCTTCACCATGACCTATTGCCTGGGCGTCGATGTCGTCGTCACCCATGCCCGTCTCACCACCAGTGCCCCCTCCGCCTTCGTCTTGCCCGTGACATTGGGGGTGGCCTCATGACGATTGCGCTCGCACAAGCAGTCACAACCGGATCGGGCGCTCTCACGCTCAATGGCGTGGTGTCAGGGAACGCCTTGATTGCCTGGATGAGTTACCGGCGTGCGATTTCGACCGGCGTGCCGCCTGTCGTCCCCACCGATTCTGTGGGGGCCGCGTTAGTGGTGGCCAGTGCTCCGAACCCCGCAGCACGAGCTGGTGGCTCAGAAGTGGGGGTGGGGATCTGGTATAAACAGAACGCCGAAGCCGGGACGCACACCGTCACGTTTGAAAATGAGACACACCAGCATCACACCTTGGCGGAATGGTCTGGAATGGCCACGACGGGGCTGTTCGATGTGGAAGCGAATGCCAAAACGGAGAACTCGGCCCATACGAGTCAAGTCACGGGCACCACAGCGACAACGGCACAGGCCGACGAACTCGTCTGCATTGCGCATGCGCTGCGGGCCGCTACGGGCGCTGCCGATGTCGGCTATACCAATCCCGTGTCAGGATTTACGACCCACCAGATTACCTCGAACGACGCCACGAACGTCACGACGTTTCACGCCACGCAAGTGGTGAGCAGCATCGGGACGCAAACGGCGACGTTCAATTGGACGGCGAGCGAATCCGGCATGTCCGGTCAGGCGTGCATTGCGACGTTTCGGGGAATTCCCCCGATTGTCGTTGCGCCTCCCACGATCGATTTCTCAACCTTGTCTATTGGGGATTGGCTGGCGATCCGCCTTACGACTTCATCCGGGGTCCAGTATACGTTGTTAGGACAACTCACACGTATTATCGCCCCGCCAAATCCCTATGGTCCGGGTTTTTCTGGAGAACTGAATGCCGGGGGTCCGGGTAACTATTTCCGGGATCGCGATACAGTCCTCGCATGGATTCCGTTTGTGGAGACGAATCGCCCAGGCCCCTATGTGATTCCTAGTCAAGATTCCTATACGTTGTTAAACGCGTTGATGCGGCAGTTTGGGCTCGGGCCACATGAGTATTGACGGCGGGGCGCATTTCGCGTACACTGGGGGCCACGTTGACGTTTACATGTCTACTTTTAAGTGGAGGGGAGCATATGTCTTCAACATACGGTCGGCACAAAGACAGAATCGGAGCCACGGTCCCTCCGATCCCGGTATTGGAGAATGACCCTGACAATGCACACGCGGGCACCGTCATGACGCTTGAGGAGACACATGTGCATACGGTGATTTCTGAGCGGCAGGATCTCCAGATCGAGACGGCGCCTCCGATGAAGGCACACTATGGCACCGGAGGCGAAGGCGGAACGCTGTAGTCGCACGAATGATCTCGTGCGGGTGCAGTGTTGTTCGTGTGGAGCGGAGTCGTGGCAAGCGCCCGGCTTCGGTCATGACTGCCCAACGTGTCGATCACATGGCGGGCAGTACGTTCGACCTTATCAGAACCGGGAGGGAGAATCATGCCACTGATGCGCGGGAATAGCCCCAAAGCGTTTCGTCATAATGTCGCCGCTGAAATGCGCGCAGGAAAGCCCCAGAAGCAAGCGGTGGCTATCGCCTACAGTGAGCGGGGCCGTGCGCGCTGTCTCGCCGACTGTGCGGGTGTGCAGCCCCACGAGGGTGATCCCTATGCCTACCCTCCGAATCAGCCTCAACCTGAACTGACCGCACGCGGGAACGATCCCGATCGGCAGAGTGGGCTCACGTATCAGGTTGAGCACTATGACGGAACGAACGTGCGGATCTATAAGCCCGAGACCACAGGCATCCCGACGCACGAGTTGTAGCCATGGGTGGGGCTCTTCGACCAATCGCGGCTGTGGCTACGCTCGGCTCCTCGGAATTGATAAGGCCGGTCACGGGATTGGACCCGTTTAAGACAAAGGCATCCGCGCCGTCTAACCAGGCCGGCGCAGCGCCCTTAAGTCCATCAAATTCAATTCTCGGAGTGGGTCCGGAAGACGAACGGATCAGCCGGCAGCGCGCAATCGACGCGGCGGCAGCACTTGACGTAGCTCGACGGGGCCGCGCGTCTTCCACGCTCTTGGGTAGTTCAGATGATCAACCCGCGTCTTTGGGGGCATGATGGGGGGCATTGTCCAGGCCATATTCGGAAGTCCACAGGTTCCGCAGGCTGCGCCGCCTCCAGCGCCGTATGCGGCGCCACCCACACCCCAGAGCACGCCAGTGGCGAAGCAATCGGAAGACACCATGCGCCTCCGAGCCGGGATGGGCCGCGCCAGTACCCTGCTTACGCAGCCCGATGAAGACGCCCTCGGGGGGCCGGATAACCGCATGACGGCGACGAAGGGATTAGGATTTTAATGCGCTCAGATGACGAAATTGCCCAGGAGGTCATCCGCAAACAGACCACGATGCAAGGCAAGCGTGGGAATTGGGAACAGTTTTGGGAACAGATTGCCCAGCGAATTTTCCCCAACTATGCACGCCAATTTGTCGGCCACAATTTTTATCTCGTGCCGGGTTCTCAACGCACGGAAGAAATGGTCGATGCGACCGGCGCCATTGCGCTCATGCGATTTGCGGCCGCGATGGAGTCAATGCTCACGCCGCGCCATTCGAAATGGCATTATCTTGTGCCAGCCGATAAAACGCTGAAACGGAATCGTCTTGTGCGCCTCTGGTTCGAAGATCTGACGGAAGCCCTCTTTGACTACCGATATGCGCCGAAGGCGAATTATGCTAGTAATAAACACGAAGATTATATGTGCTTGGGCGCGTTCGGAACCGGCTGTATGTTTATCGATAAACTCGATCACCAAGGGCAGAAAGGGCTCCGCTATCGTTCGATCCATCTCGGGCAGATGTACTTCCTCGAAAATCATCAAGGGATTATCGATACTGCTTATCGCCGGTTCAGTTTGACCGCGCGCCAGGCCGTGCAGCAATTTGGGATCGAGGCGCTTCCAGACACGATCGCACAGAAGGCGAAGAATTCGGCTGCGATCGAGGAACCTTTTTGGTTTATCCACGGCGTCGAACCGCGTGATGAGTATCTTGGGGAGTATGATCCGAAACGCCTAGATACCATGGGAATGGCACAGGCGTCCTACTATATCTCACTTGAGGGCCAGAAACTCGTGAAGAAGGGGGGCTACCATACCTTCCCCTACGCGATCAGCCGATATGTTCTCGCGCCCGGCGAAAGTTACGGTCGGAGCCCGGCCATGATGGCGTTGCCCTCACTAAAAGTGTTGAACGAAGAAAAGAAGACGGTTCTAAAACAGGGTCATCGTACCGTGGACCCGATTCTGTTGGCACACGACGATGGGATCATGGACTCAATTTCACTACGGCCAGGGTCCGTCGTACCGGGGGGCGTGGACGAACAAGGCCGTGTGCTCGTACACCCACTGCCCGTGGGGGATCTCTCACTCGCGAAAGAAATGATGGAAGCGGAGCGTACCACGATCAACGACTTTTTCTTAGTGTCTCTCTTTCAGATTCTCGTCGATTCGCCGACGATGACCGCGACAGAAGTCTTGGAGCGCGCCAAAGAGAAAGGGGCGTTTCTCTCGCCTACGATGGGCCGACAGCAATCCGAATCGCTCGGGCCACAGATCGAACGCGAGATTGATGTGATGCAACAGCAACGGCTCATCCCCGAAATGCCCCAGATGCTAAAAGATGCGATGGGAGAATATAAAGCAGAGTACGACTCCCCACTCACACGCATGGCAAAAGCAGAAGAGGCTGCGGGTCTTTTTCGATACGTGGGCGAAGCCAAAGAAGTCGCCTCGGTGACAGGGGATCTCTCGATGATGGATCATGTTGATTGGGATACCGCCGCGCCGGAATTGCTTGACATTCATAGCGTGCCGAAACGGTGGCAGAGTTCGGGTGAAAAAATCGCTGCGAAACGTGACGCCCGTGATCAGGCGGCACAGAAACAACAAATGACCGATGCAGCGCCCGCGATGGCTTCGGTAGCCAAGACGATGCAGGGCGCGGCGCCGGCGCAGGCGACGTGATGCAGGAAGATGGGCCGTTGAAGCAGGAGAAGGCCAGAGAATTTCTCCTGCATCGCACGCGCGCCTATCGGAGGATTTTTCTTGAGCACGGAACCGATACCCAGATGGTGCTCGCGGATCTTGCGAAGTTTTGTCGGGCACACGAATCAACCTTCAATCCCGATCCTCATGTGGCTGCACGCCTCGATGGGAGACGCGAAGTATTTCTCCGTATCAGTCAGCATCTTGAATTAAACAGCGAAGAGTTGTGGCACCTGTTTGGTTCTCATCCATTGCCACTTATCAAAAGGGAGATCTAATCATGCCAGATACAGTCTCACCTCCTGCTCCGGCGTCCTCTGCTCCGGCGTCCTCTGCTCCGGCGTCCTCTGCTCCGGCGTCCTCTGCTCCGGCGTCCTCTGCTCCGGCGCCCGCAGCCGCGTTCGATTGGAAGATTGCGGGATTTGATGATGCGGATCTGTCTTTGGTGACAGAACGGCAATGGAAGAGTCCGAAGGATGTTTTTACCTCCTATAAAAATTTGGAAAAACTGACGGGTGTACCCCCGGAGCGACTCGTGAAGTTACCCACGGATAATGATCCTGCGGCCTGGAATGACGTGTTCACGAAGATGGGTCGCCCGGTCGATGCCAAGGGCTATGAATTGCCTATCCCTGAAGGTGATAAAGGCGAATTTGCCGCGACCGCTGCGGGTTGGTTCCATGATGCGGGCCTCTCCAAGTCTGCCGCGACGAAGATCGCGACACAATGGAACGCGCATGTCGTGACGGTGACAAAAGCGCAGAAAGAGGTGGCAGCCGCTACCCATCTCAAAGAAACGACAGAACTGAAAGGGGAATGGGGAGACAAATTCGACGCGAACTGTGTGATCGTGGATAAAGCGGCCGCGGCATTTGGAATGGACGCGAATCAGATCGCGGCCTTGAAATCCTCGATGGGTCCAAAGGGGGCTATGAAGTTTCTTCATAATCTTGGATCACGTATCGCCGTGGAAGAGAATCAGTTTGTGAGCGGGGATCGGACTCCGAGTTCTGCCTTTGCGGGGATGACTCCCGATACGGCGATAGCCAAGATCGCCCAATTGAAGTCTGACAAGAACTTTGTACGCATGTGGAACAGTACTGATCCGAAGCAAAAGATGGAAGCGAATGCCCAGATGTCTGCCCTCATCCAGATCGCCTATCCAGGTATGACGGAGATTAAGGGGACTTGACAGTGCGGCTATGTTTTGGTAGGGTGGTCGCGTAAACTGTCTCGGGAAGTCTCGTGGGAGATCCGAGTGCTGGGAGGAAAGATCCCCGCCACAAATCCGGCGTAATGGATTAGAAGAGTCCCGCCAGGACGGGGAAGCCCTTCGAAGCAACAGTCCAATTTATGTTGTGGAGGGGGTTTCCATGTCTATCAATCTACCGCAGTTCTACGTTGTCCAATTTGCTACCAACGTGGGCCTCCTGTTGCAGCAAAAGGGGTCCATGCTTCGAAAGGGTATGACCGAAGGGCATTACGTCGGGAAACAAGCCAGTCCAATTGACCAAGTGGCACAGGTGAATGCCAACCGTGTCACCTCTCGTTTTGCGCCTATGCTCCGCGTCGATGCCGTGGAGACAAGTCGATGGGTGTACCACGTTGACTACGATCTGCCTCAACTCATCGATACCTTCGACAAGTTGCGTTTGATCGTGGACCCCGAATCCGCGTATGTTACGAACGCCGTCTACGCGATGGGCCGCGCGATGGATTCAGAAGTCATCGCCGCGTTCTTTGGCACGGCGCTAACAGGTCTCCAGGGTGCCACGGCAGTGACATTTCCCGCGGCCAATGTCGTGGGTGTGAGCACGGGCGGCACCACATCAAACCTCAACGTGCCGAAGTTGCGCGCCGCAAAGAAATTCCTCATGGCCAACTTCGTGGACTTTGACAATGATGAAGTCTTCTGTGCCATCACCTCGAACGAGCATGATGCGTTGCTGAACGAGATTCAGGTCATATCCTCAGACTTCAACGAGCCCGATCGCCCGGTGATGCACGAGGGCCGCGTGCACAGTTTCCTCGGGATCAAGTTCATTCATTGTGAGTTGCTTTTCACCTTGTCTCGGCCGGCGCTTGGTGATGACTTGGGTGGAACCTCGACCGCCGTTCCGGTCTGGGCGAAGTCTGGGATGCACCTCGGTCTCTGGCAAGATCCCATCTCCACGGTGTCGCGGAGAAATGATCTGCAAGCAGAGCCGTGGCAGGTCTACACGATTGGTACCTTCGGGGCCACGCGTGTGGAGGAACCTAAAGTCGTGAAAATCTGGTGCCGATAATCCGGGAGTTGACGCAGGCAACAAACAATTTTGAATCACAAAGAGGTGGGTTATGGCTGTTGTATTTCTGAAATCGTTGGGCATCACGAATCGTGATGCACAGCCCCCGGTGTTGGATACCGCGGGGTATCAGGGCGCGCCGGCTCGGCTGGTTGAAGCCTTTGACTTCATCGCGAGTCTCACTGCCGCAGCGTCGATTGCGTCGGTGTTTCGGATGGTCTCTGTCCCGTCGAACGCGGTGATGAGTTCGATTAAGGTCTATTCGGAAGCTCAGACAGCCGGCGCGGTGAGTATTGGAGTCTATCGAAATACCAAAGACGGGGGGCTCGTGGCGATTGCCACAGCGGATGTGTTCTTTACGACCGGGCTTTCGATCGCAGCGGCCGTGAATGGGACAGAAGTGTTGAGTCTTGCCACGACGCTGAATACGATTGATAAGATGGATCAACCGATCTGGCAGGCCATTGGTCTGGCTGCCGATCCCGTTGCCCTGTTTGACATTTGTGCCACTGTCACTACGGCGATCACGACAGGTCTGGGACGGTTCGGCGTGCGCGCACAGTACAAGATTTAACTGAAACCGTCGGCGCTCCTATGAGAGCGCCGACCTTTCGTGCCAGTGAGGATCAACCATGGCGGATCATTTTTATGGTATCAATGTGGGGGGCGGGCTCGACCCGGTGGGTGTCACGATTGGAACCTCGACGGCGGGATCGGACATTGAATTGCGGCTCCGTGATGGAATCGCGGGCATGGATAAAGTGAAAGTGAACTCCGCGTTTCATGCAATTATCTCCGCAATCGATCGGGCGAATGCGCCGGCATAAAGGACCGAGACCATGACGATGGAAAAAGTTCTCTCGGGCGGGGGCTATGAACAGGCCGCGCGCAAGGGTCGGCTGTACGGGGCTATGAACCAGGCCGCAACGGCATACTCTGTGGCCCTTGCGGCCACGTATACTGGGCTTGTGGTGTCGAATCCCGCGGCTAGTAAGTTTAATCTTGAAATCAAATTTGCGGCCTTGGCCTTGACCGTTGCCCCTGTGGGCATCGCCTCAATTATGCTCTTTGGGGGCTGGTTGGCCGCGGGTATCACAGCTCATACGACTCCGTTGGTACCATTCAATATGACGGTCGGGGGTACCTTCCTCACCACGGGTCTGGGGTCTGGATTAGCGGACGCCGCGGCCACACTGGTGGGGACACCAACATGGATGTTTCCCATGGCCGGTGGTTTTACCGCGGGCGCACTGGATAATCCCGTGTTGCCGTTTGATCTCAAAGGCGTTGCCACAATTTTACCGGGCGGGTATTTTGGGATTGGGGCACTCACGGC